TTTTCTTTTTTTTTTTTTTTTTGGAAATTTTTTTTTTTTTTTTTTTTTTATAAAATAATCTACATCAGTAGGTATAGTTTTAGCAGGATTAGACAATCCCATTTTATCTACTGTAAATTCTATTTTATCAGATTTTTCTTCTAAAGGATTTACATTAATGTTTAAATTTTCACTAGACATTATGGCATTACATTTATTGTTTCATCAAATTGTCTTTTTGATTCTTTTAATCTATTATATTTAATTACGAAATCTTCGTATCTTTGATCTTTCATTAGTGGATAAATTTTTTCTACAATGTCTTTAAAAGTCATTCTAGCTTTATCATAACTACCTTCATCAAAATCACCTTGAGGATCAACAACATCTATTGTAATTGGTACACCTGTATTTTTATCTCTTAATACAAAACCTTGATTACTTGTTAAAGAACCAACTGTAAAATAAACAGGTATAATATCTTCTTCTTTATGTTGTTCTTTATTTATTCTACCGCTTTCATATAAATCTTTAATATAAAGTTTTATAGCTTGATCATGATATTCTGGATAAGATTTATTAATAGGAACTAATTGTTTAAAATCATCTATTCTATAATTTTCTTCAATATAATTTTTTGCAAATTCTAATGCTGTTTTTTCTGATCCAGTTGCAATCATTACATTGTTAGCAACATTTTTCATAATAATATTTGCGTATGCTTCGTTTTCAAATTCTAATCCTAATTCAAATACAGTAACACCAGGAAAATCTAATTCATTTACTTTTGCAGTAACAGCTTTACCATCAGCTTTAAGTAGTTTAAATTTATCTGGATTATTTTTAAATTGTAATTCATTGTTAAATGCTTGTTCAAATGTTTGTTTCATTGTGTTCATAGCAAAATCTAATCTTTGATATGTTGCTAAATCATCTTTACCTAATTGGTAAACAGATGTTAAAGATTGTAAAGCATTTTGATTTTTAAAAGTTTGGTATAATTGTAAACCTCTTAATGTTGCATCTTTACTAGATGTATCTGTAATATTACCACCTGCATCTAAAGTTTCTAAATATAAAGGAACTTTAGTATTATTTATATTAGCTTGTTCTATTACTTGTGCGGTATTATATTTTAAAGAACCATCTACATTAGTTGTTAAAGCAAATCTATTTGCAGTTTTTTCTAAATCTTTTTGAGTTATTTCTTTACCATCAATATTTTTTATACCAGCTCCAACAGCAGTAGATCCTTGACCTAATAAAAAAAGATTATCTAAATTTTGTAATGATCCTTGTTCAGTAAAACCTGTTTGAATTTTTGCAAGTAATTTATCTCTTTCTTCAAAATCTAAAAAAGGAGTTTTACTTGGGTTTTTAATTAATTCTAAAGCTGCACCAAAATTATTATTAGTAATATTTTTTTCTACATCTGATATTAATAAATCTGATTTTAATTTGTTAATTGATTTATTAAGTTCAGTTTGTCCAGAATCAGTATTTGTATTATATGAAATTTCATTTTCAATTAATTTATTTGTAATAGATTCTTTTTTACTTTTATCATCTGTTAAAATATAATCACCCATTAAAACATTTTGTTGAGTATCATGATCAAAATTAATTTGTCTTTCTAAAGCATTTCTTGAATTTGTTTTAATTGTAGAAACAAACTCTGGATATTCTAAATCTAATTTATTTTGTAATAAACTTTTTACACCTCTATTAGTTATAGAGTTTAATTTAGTTTCTGATATTGATTTAAACTGTTGATTAAAAGTATTTACAGAATTACTCTCATCAAAATCATTTTTAAGTTCATCTTGAATTAAACTTACTTGATCTTTTATTTCAAAAAAAACTTTATTAGCTTCTAATTTTTGACTTACTTCTTTTTGTTTAATAGCATAATCAGTAACAGCTTTTGTAACTGGTGCTAAAGCAGTACCAATAGTTTGTGTTAAAGGTATTTGTATATTAGATTTAACAGCTCCAACCTCTGCTGTAGGTCTTCCTCTTGCTGTAAATGTAGGTATTTTTGGCATTATGAATAATTACTGAATGTTGAATTGTTAGCTGTAGAACCAAATTGACCTTGTGGAGATGATGATCCAAAATTACTCATTCCTAATAAACTTGTACCAGTAGAAGCAATAGTTCCTATTTGTGCAAGTCTAGCTGATTGTCTAGCCATTGTTCCTTTTATTCTTGCAAAGTTTGCTTCTTCTAATTTTTTAGATTGTGCAACTTTAGAATTATAATCTAAAATATCTTTTTCTATTTCAGCTTGTTCAGCATTTGATCTTAAAATTTTTAATCCTGTTCCAGATAATTCTGCACCAGATTTTAATATTCTAGTTTTTGTTTGTCCTTGTAATTGTAAAAATTGTTGATCAAATCTTGCAAGATCAAACTCTAGTTGTTGTTCTAATCTTTCTGCTTCTTGTTCTGCAACTTGAGCATTACGATTAGCAACAGATTGATTGTATTTACCAATCGCACCTTGTTGTTGATATTGTGCTGCACCTATTGCACCGACTACTGCCATCTGCCAACTCATTAGAAAATCCTCGCATATCTGTATTGGTCTGAACCATCAAACCCATAGTGTTTCATTAATCCCTCGTTCTCTAATCCTAACCACTTTGCAAATCTTATACCTTTATCAAAGTCTGATCTTACAGCAGTTTGAACTCTTTTAATATTATACTTTCTTGCAACTTTGGCAAAATCTTTCTTGATTGCTTTAGCAACTGCAATAGGATGTTGCCAAACATCTTGTGTTGCAATCACCCAACCTTCTGCGACTTGACCCCAAATCATTTTCATACCAGCAGCAAAGATAGGTTTATTATTTACAAGTCCTGTAAAAGCTAAATGTTCTTGTACCAGGTTCATAGCATCTCCATCAAACTGTGCATCCTTATCCATAAGTTTATGATTCATTTGACACGATAATATAAATTTTCCATGTTCAGCTGTGTAAGGTACTATATATAACATATTATCCATCATTAGTAGTTAATCTTGGGTATAACGATAAAATTGTAAAAGGTAAAGGTTGAGTTTGTCTAACAAAGATAAAACCATCTGTTTCATAGTTTCCTCTAAACTCTACCTCTTTGTCTCCTGTAAATGGTGGTATACCTTCATCCATTAAATCAGCAGAACTTCTAAATGGTATTCTCTCCATGTTTGAAAGATCAGGTCCTACTTCTACACCAATAGTTTCAAACATTCTAACTGTTATATCATATATTCTTTTTGTCTTACCTTGTGATGTACCATTCTGTGAACCAGCATTTAATCTCATAGTTTGTAGTAAAGATGTATAAGCTAAACCTACTTTAACACTTGTTGCAGAACGATCTAAAGTAATACTGCCAGAGCTTACAGTTTTATCTGGGTGCGTTGCACCATTAGCTAATATAGAAACTGTTTGTCCTTCAAGGTGATCTAGTCCTGATATTGTTGTAACAGCACTACCACTATAACTTAATGAACTATCTAAAAAATTAAATGATGTATTATCTGTTTCATCAAAATCAAATACATTTAATATTTCTACAAATCTTCTAGTTGCACCATTGATTGTTCTTTTGACAATTACATAAACTTGATATTCAGTATCGTCAGTTGGAATCACAGCAACACTTTCACATACTGCTTTACCTTCATTAGTTCTAGTTAATCGAGTAGCATCATCTAAAGATGTGATAGTTAAAAATCCTGTAGACAATGGTGATGTCTCTGTAATCGTAACTACATTACTATTAACTGTTGCTGTAAAATCAGAGTCAGCATCTATTAATGTTTTTAAGTTTGTTGCACTTTGATTGTTACTAGATGTAGTATGAAACTTACCAGCTGTAGAAGATGTAGCGGATGTAAAGGTTGTAGTTGTGCCATCTGCTTTTGTTAAAACTATTCTTGTACCATTTGCAATATTTGCAAAATCAGTAACTGTAACTGTTGCATTACCAAATCTACCACCAAAAATATGTCTGTGCCAAGCAGTTACTTGTTGTTCTCTTTGATAAGTAAGACCTGCTAGTTCACCATCTCCTCTTACTGCATAAATAATTTGATTGGGTTCTTGTTGATATGCAATCTGTGTCAAGCCACCTTCAGTAACGTGTTCAGCAAGAATAGTCATGTCAGGTGCAATGTAACCATCTACATCAAAGTTATATGCTAGTTCTCTTATTTTTCTTTTAGCACGTTGCAAAAATAATGTTGCGTTACCTACAGCTATAGCATCTACATTAGCTGAACCATGGTTAGATTGTTTTTTAATTAATATGTTTGTTGGTGTAACCGCACTATCAGTACCACCTCCTGATACAGTAAACTCACCCCCTGCTGTACCAATAATTAAAGTTCTCGTTGCTGTCATAAATCTGATAGCATTAACTTGGTTAGATGCGATTGTGTAAATGATTGCATCATCATCAGCTACAGTACCACCTATGTTTGCATCCATATTTTCATAATCACCTGATCTTGAAAAAAATATTGTTTGTGGTTGGTTAGTTGTTCCAGCAAATACTAATCGTTGTTCAAAGAAAGTTACACTTGAAGGATGACCTGTAGTATCAGAGAAAGCTCCTAGTTGCCAATTAGCTGTAGCACTTGCACTATCTAAAGCTGTGATGATTGTAATAACTGCATTAGTAGTATTTGTAACACCAGTTATCTTTGCATAACCTCCACTTAAAAAAACAAATCTGCCAACATCTGTTGAAAGAAAACCACTACCACTATTGATACCAGTAACCGCAGAAGCAACTAAAGCTATGCCTGTACCCACTGCTGATTGACCTGGATTTAAAGTTGTGTCAGTTGTGTTAGCATCTTGCATTGGTCCTTTAGTAAAATCTACATCTGTTAGTGTCCAAGAGGTATGACCAGTACGAGATAGTTTTTCTACTTCGTGTGCAGGATGTGTAATGTACATAACGTCAGCACTCTGTGCAAATTTTAAATCAAAAAGTTGTGCAGTAGTATAAGGTGTTACTAATTCAAAAACTTTATTAGATACACCACCAGAAGTGTAAGTAGTAAATGATGAACTGTTTATATCAACACCATCTTTATCTTGTAGTTCAAATGTATTGGTAGTTTTGTCTGCAACTAAAAATCTTTTACCATTAACTTCTGTCATACCGCCAACACTACTAATAACTACTTCATCACCATTTTCATAACCATGTGATGTAGCAGTTACTACAGCAGGATTAGCTTTTGTGATTGCAGATATAGTTTTGTCTCCTTCTAATACAGCACCACTATCTTTGTAGACTCTCATTTTTAAATTAGAGAACTCCAACATATAAGTTTGTGTTGTAGAAAATTCAAAAGGTATTAGTCTTGTTTTGTTTGCACTGTTAGCAACTTCTGCTAAAAATGTAGAACCTGGTCTACGAGCTGCACTACCATGTGGATAGACAACTAAATTTTCTAAGGTTGAGCAACCAGATGTATATTTAGTTAGATCAGTTCTTCCATCTAATCTTGGTGATAGTTCACCACCTGTAAAGTTTGTTAGTTCGACAGCGACTCTAGCCATTTATTAAAACCTTGAGTTTATAAATGTACCTGCATCTATTTGATCTGACATACCTAGGTCTTGATCTACATTCTGACCTTCAGTTGAATCTACAAATCTAGCATCCTTTAATTTATCTTGAAATAAATTGTACATATTAGTTGCTGTTTGATTATTAGAAGTAACTGCAAAAGCTATGTCAGCACCTAAAGCAGCAGATAAAGTTTCTCTTAATAATTCGTCATACTCATTGGGATCTGTAACTCTACCAATATATAATATTTTCATACTAGATGTATTACTTAATATTTTTCTACCTTCTACTTTGTAGTTAGAATCATAATCTAATATTCTAAGTAGTCTTAAACAATCTGCTGGTAAAGTATATGCAAACTTAAAACCCCATGCAGGAGCATCTGTGTCTGCTGCTAGTTCAACTCTTTTCTGTAAACAGTTCCAAGGGTGTGATCTAAATACACTATCTCTTACTTGAGTATATCTTTGATTACAAAGTCTAGCATTTTTTGAATCTTCTGTTAGTGAAAGGATAGTTGTTGCACCTAGTTGATTTAATGATCCATTACAAATTTCTACTATTGATGCCATACTACTTCCTTATAATATACTTGCGTCTAATTTGTCTATCTTTTTCTAACGCAAATATCTCTGCTTCTGTTCGTTCTTCTTTAGTATCAAAGCCATAATGATATTTAGTATCATGCTTAAACCTATCTACTAACACATATCTGTACACATAATTATTTTTTTTAAAGTGTAGTACAGTTTTTAAATCTTGAATCTTTTTCATAAAAAGGTGGGGATTACTCCCCACCTAATATCTATTTATTAGTCTACTGTGTATTCAATAACAAAACTTAAATCACCAGCAGTATCACCAGCAGCATCAAAAGTTAATGCAACATAGTAGTACCCACCAGGATCAGAAGATTGTCCAGCATCTTGCCAAACTTTCTGTCCGCATTTGTTAATGTTTCTAGCTTCAAATGCTACTTCAGTTCCGACAGTTACTGCACCACGAAGGTCAGTAATTGCAGAAGCATAAGCATCATCATCAACCGCAGCAATAGCTGTTGAGTATAATCCAACATCTGTAGTGTTAGTTGATCCAGAATCTAAATCGTCATTAAACAATTTGATTGAAGATATACTAGCATTAGTTGGAACAGGTGTTAACATTACTGTATCACCTGCTGACAAGTCTCCAGCAGCTAAAGCAATAGTACCTTGTGCAATTCTTTTTACACCATGTAATTGCTGTGAGCTGTTTTTAACTTGAGGAACTGCAACAAAGTTAGTTACAATGTCTGTATTTACATTCGCCATAATCTATATCCTCCTATTATGATTCTGTACATTGTACTTCAACAACTTTAGCTTCTTCCATTCTAGTAGCACCAATGCTCATGCAGTAGTACACTTGAGTGGCATAAGACTTGTCGCTTCTTTCGTCTATTCTTGCATTGACATCTTTGCCAACCGCAAGTGCGATTCCATCTTGTGCGTAAGCTATGCAAGATCTAGTTGTGCTAGATTTTGCTAGTCTGTTTGATACAATGAAATTAAAACCAAGGAACGAGTTGATTTCACCATTTGCCAATGCTTTGACAGTGTTAAAATCAGAACTTGTTACTTCAGTTGTTCCTAAAAGATCAGTGATCTGCTTCGGAGATACTATGATGTGTCTTGGTATAGATGGATCTACACTTCCTAAATCAAGAGTTTCTTTTGCAGTTCTTAATTTAGCGATAGTTAAACCAGCAGAACCATGTACGATTTGATTCGTATTAGCTTGACTAGTTGATCCTGTCTCACCAGTAAACGCAGTACCTAGTGCAGCAGAAATGACCACATCATCCATTGCTCTACCCATTGCCATTGCAGCAGCTTGAGCATAAGATGAAGTTGGATCGATTAAGAGTCTTACTTTGTCTTGTTGATCGATTAGATCAGCAAATTCATAATCCGCAAGAGATACTCTACGTCTAGCGTGAGGTGTATCTATTTGTGGAGTGTCTGAATGTCTGCTAGTTTTTTCAACAGCAGTTACTGAGCCAACTTGATCGAAGAAAGCATTTTTTCCTACAACACTTTCTAATCTGACTTTGTCTCTTAATAACGATCCCATTTGTTGAGATAGCATTTGTATGTTAGCAGAATACTGCTGTACAAAAGCTGTAGTTATATTTGTCGACATGATTGTCTCTCCATATTATTGTTAAGTTAAAATAATCAGAAAGGTTCTCCACTAAAAATAGTAGGCATCTCTTGCATTTAAAGTCTGTTAGACTAGAGTCTATTCCTTCTTGCCAGTAAGGTTCGTGAAACTTGTCTTACGAATTGTCTTACCTTTAATCCATTTATAATAATTTTCACAGATTGGCAAGGGGTTTTCTTTTTGATAAATAGACCCTGCTTCAACAACTATTCTTAATATTTCAAGTCTTATTTCTTCATTATTAAGATGATTATTATCACTTGGCATTTAACATTTCTCTTAATGTGTAGACTTGCTGTACTATTTTATCATGATCTGGATGACCTTTATTCCAATAAGCACTATTCTTATCATTAACAATAGAAGATATTTCATCTTCAATATTATTAACTGATTGTGCATTTTCGCTTTCTGTTGCAACAATTTTATCTTCTTGCATCATACCTGCTATTTTTGCAAAACCTTTTATGATCTCTGGATGATCTCCAAGTCTTGTACCATTTGATAAAGTCATATCTAAAACTTCTGGATTGATATTAGCTTTTGCTAATGCACCAGCTTGTTTTACTTTACCATCAAAGTCTCTACCCCATTCTTGCCTTAACTGTTGTTCAGCTTGAACTTGAGCAGTTTCAGTATCAATCTTTGATTGTTGAGCTGTGCCTTCCATATTATTTTTATAAAACTCTAAGATACCTTGAGCTTGTTTATTATTTAAACCTAGCTTATGCGATTGTTCTGCAAAAGATTTAATTGCAGTTTCATCTAAGTTTACTACTTCAGATTTTGCATCTAAAGAATATTTATCAGCAGACTCTGGTCTACCAAGTTTTGCATAAACCTCATCCCAATGTTCTTCTGTAGAATTATTAGTTGGGATAACAACTTTATCTTGACCAATCATCTTTGTAGCATTGATATAAGATTTTGCTAACGCATCTATCTCTGTAAACTTTTCAATGTTAGGATCGTTTCTATACGCTTCGCTGATAGAATCTTTCCAAGATGATGTTGTCGTAGTGGTTGTTGTTGTAACTTCTGGTTTTGTTTCAGTAGTTGGTTGTGTTGTTGGTGTTACTGTTTCTGTAGGTGTCGTTGTTTCTACAGGCACAGTTTCCTGTGTTATCTGTTCGCTTGACATAGTTATCTTCCTTTTTCATTTTCTTTTTGCAGCATTGATTTAATAAATAGAAGAACGCTGCGTTGTCCTTCCATGTATGCACTTTCATGACTATCACCTTTTACATTAGTGGTAGAATGATAATGACATCTTTTTTCAAGATCGACCAAGACTTCTTTGCCTTCGTCTGTATTGAATATGTATTTATAATTTGTTTGTAATTTTTTTATTATTGCTTCTAGTTGTTTGTTTTCTTCCATACTATTCCACTTCAGCATTTGCTACAGCTCTTGCTTCGTCTGGCAATGCTTTCGCTAGTGGTGCTATATCTCCTCCTGCTTTAGCAACTTGTTGTAGTTGTTGCATCTGTTGCATTTCTTGTTGTTGTTGTTGTGCTTGTTGTCTTTCCGCATTGACTTGACTTTGTGATTTTAATATTTTTTGTGGCACACCAACAATGTCTGCCAAGTGTTTTACAAGGTTATCAAAATTAACATAATCAAATACTGGTGCTACATTTGCAAGTGATCCTAGTATCTCTACTGCTCTCATAATAGATTGTAACTCTGTAGACTTTTGTGCTTTAGCAAGTGGTGAAACATATTCTATTTCTATATCTCTACCTGATAAAAACTCTGGTGCTTGTGGTAACATATTGTTACGAAGTAATATTGCAAATACTCTATCAATTAATGGTTTTAATAATTCTGATTGTAGTCTACCAAGAACAGGTCCTAGTAATCTCATCTTCTCTTCGTTTCTTTGTATGACCTCTGTTGCTGTCATCTGTGGTCCTTGTTGCATCATTAATTGATTTACATAGAACACAGCTCTAATACTATCTCTTCTTTGCTGCTCCATATTTAAACCTAGTGGATTGTTTGCACCAATGTTTAATGGTTCAATTCTATCTCTTGTACCTGATCTATAAAAATTTAATCCACCTGGTACAGTTCTAACTGGTAATAAGAAACCATCATCAGGAACTAATAGTGGTGGGTCTACTTGTTTCTGTGCAGCTTTGATTGTAGTCTTACACATTTCATTTAACATCTTAACATCAGGCAATGCTGTCATTGCAGGACTTCTTCCATAGATTTCATTTGATGCTTTTAAATATCTTGGTACAACAAAAGGAAACTCTTTAAATCCACCAACAGATAATTCATTACCATTTTTGTATTCTATGTAGACAGATTCAAATGGCATATTAGCTTTATCTTTTTTGTTAGGATTAAATTCTGATCTTGGATAAACTGCGTGTAGTATTTCTACTTCGTCATAAGGATTTTTTGTTGCCTTACCTTGAACATCTGATGACACACTTTCGCCAAACTTTTGTATTGCAGCTCTAGCTGATATATTAAATCTTCTATAGATAGTATCTATTCTACCTTTATCATTCTCTGCAATAAATACTTCATTTATATGTCTTGTTGAAAATTTTATAATATCATCATCATCTTCTTCGATAAACATTGCAGCAGTTCCAAAAGTAATTAGGTCATGATACAATTCAAATATTTCTTGTTGAAAGTTTGATCTATTGAAAGCTGTGTACATTGCGTCTGTAGATGCTTCTAACCAAAGTTTTGCTTCATCTTCATTATCAATATCTTCATCTTTAAATCTTAGGGTAAACCAAGGTGTAGAAGGATTAGTCAACATACCATGTAATGATGCTGCTAATAATTCTACTGCTTGTATGGGTGATGAATCGAAAACTTGTTCCATTCTCTTATCACCTCTAGCTCTTTTTTTAGTTACATCTGCTTTTCTTGGTTGCATATAATCTGCAACTTCTTGCCAATGTGTTTCCCAGTTTTGTCTTTGACCTTCAAGTCTTTCGTATCTTGATAATAAATTTTTAGTTAAATCTGTTCTAGCCATTATTGTCCTAATAAACTTTTCTTGCCTAGTGTTAATGTTTCATCTTCTACACCTTTAGAACTTGTCATGATTGTTGCTGATCTACCTTTTGCTTTAGTCTTTCTTGAATCATAACCATCCATATTTGTTGCTTCACTTTGAGAAACTTCTGGTGCTGTGGGTGTTACTGGAGCAGGAGCTGGTGGTGCAGGTGGTTTTGGTCTAAATACTGATCCCATATTATTCTCCAAATGTTAATGATGAAGTTGTTTCTGATTTTGTTTCTCTTGTTTCAGATTTAACTTCTGGTTTTTTAACTTCGTTTTCAAAAGTAATATCGTTGCTATGATCTATTTCTTTTTTATAAGTTCTTTTTTCTTTTTCTACTTTTGGTTTTTTTTTAAATATCTTTTTAATTTTCTCAAACATTATGATCCTAATAAACTTTTATAATTATTGTTAGTTGATACAAATTTTTTTCTTTTATATCCTTTTTTAATTGCTTGAGCTTTTGTAGTATTTCTTCCATATTTTTTTGAAATATCAGAAGCTTCTCTTATTAATTGTACATTTTTAGGAGAAACTTTATATTTAGTAAAGAAAGTATTTTTTGAATCTTTAAGTGCTTTATTAATTATATCTTCAAATTTTCCCATTATGATCCTAGTAAAGTTTTCTTTTCTGTTTCAGCTTCTTGCTCAACCCCTAGTGGTCCAGTTAATATTGTTGATCTTCTGCCTTTTCGTTTTCTTTCAATCGCAGCTTGTTCTGCCGCAATCCTGTCTTTTTCCTCTTGCGAGATTTCTGCTTTAGGCGGTTCTGGCAAAGGTTGAACTGGTGGTAGCGGTGGCATTTTTGGTTTAAATATTGATCCCATAATTATATAATCCTGTACTCATTATCTGCTACACTTTGTGGAGCAGTTTGTCTATCATTAATTTCTTGTAGTCCAACAGACAAGTAACGCATTGCATCACAAGCGTGTGAACTCCAATCATGTACAGGTTTCGATCTGAACATTCTATTTTTGTCAATGTACTTCCTGTGGTAATGTCTTAACGCATCTATTAACTTTTTGCAATGGTCAGTATCAATCCAACATCTAGGCAGAGTCATTGTGGTTGCGTGTATGCCATCTTCTAGTGGAATTTTTGGTACGACTTTAAACCTAATTCCTAATTGGTAGGCGACCTCTCTCCTGGTTTTACCATTACCAAAATCAGTAACTTCAATGTCATGTGGTGCAAAATGATCTTTATAAACATAATCTTTATCCTTAATTACCTGTACATAGTAAGGTAAACCTTGACCTCTCTCTTCATGGTAATCTATTATATTAACACTCTTGCCTAACTGCTGATAAAATATAATAGAACTATGGTCGGAGACCCCAAGATCCCATGCGGTAGATACTGGTAGTGATGGATCGTAGGGAACTCTAGTTAATTGTTTTTGATCTTCCATCTTACCAAGTACATCTGAATATACTGCACCTTCTATGTTTGCTATCCAATCACATTCAAACTCTTGCTGGTACTTCTTATCACCCATAACCTCTTTTGCCTTGACTAGCTCTTCTGCATCTACAATTTTTGTCTCACTAGCTTTTGCCTTGTAGTTGAACCAATCATCTGCACCTTGTGCGTGTTGGTATAGTTCATAGAAGTTATTATTCATTCCTGCTGGTGTACCAATAAACACACAGTAACCCTTACGATCAGATAATGCTGGTCTAATTATTTCTGGAAACAACTTACTGTTTACATTTGCGTACTCATCAATCACACAACCATCAAGATATATACCTCTCAAGCCATCAGAGTTCTCTGAACCTAGTAAAGTTATTCTGCTGCCATTGGGTAGATCTACTCTTAGTTCTGTTTCGTTAAATTTTGTATAAGGTATTTTTGCTGTAAATTGTTTCATATAATCCCAAGCAATACTTTTTGCTTGTTTGAAGGTGGGTGCTATATAGGCATACCTAGGGTTTTTATTTTTGGACAGCAATGCTGACCTAATTAAATGGTTGATCATACATACTGTTTTGCCAAACCTTCTATGGCATACAAGTACATTCCATCTGTTATCTGATATTTTTTTGTGTAAGTATGCTTGATGCTTTCTAGGGGTGTATGGTATCTTGATGTCCATATTTAGTGTATTTTTTTACTAGGCATACTATCTACAGGTTCAAAGTCAAAGCCAACACATAGCATTACATAGTTAATAAACAGGGTTGATGCTAGTTCATTAGGAAAACCAACAAACTTTATAATAACATCATTGTTGTTTTTATCAACATAAGCAACTGATTCTATATCGTCTATTCCAAAGTAGTCCATATACTACATTTAGTTTATTTGTGGTGGTCTGGCAATAAGCGAATGTGTGTGTGGATAAGGGAGTCCTCGAGTCCCATGTATATATATATAATAAACTGCGGTGCAATCTGGGGGTATACCCCCTATAAGCAAATCAAAAAAGTAGGTTAAGCTCTACAATATTACTAATGATAACTTATGATTATCAATACAAATTCCTATAACTTGTTATTATCACTAAACCGTTTTATATATAGTCAGTATTGTTGACCGATATTTTATGGGAAGATCAGAAGTTGTCGCTTAATAAAAGAATAGCAACTTTAATAACAATTATATTCCAGGTCCTCTATTCCAGGATCTCACATAAAAAAAACCCCCAATAAAATTAATTATCAGGGGTTTAATTGTTTATTATTATTTAATAATTATTATTACACCATTTAACAAGTTTATCTTTAACAACCATAAACTCTAATTTATCTTTTATTAGTTTTTTGGCTTGAGCTACAAACTTTTTATCTTCCATTAATAAACCTGGATTAATACAAGTTTCACCAGCTACCATACTAATTAACATTTCACCTTTAGACATTTTTTTTATACCTTTCTTAAATTAAGTTTTAAAGTTTTAACTGATTTACTATATAACTTGTTTGGTTCAACACTCATTAAACCAGCTTGTTCAAGTGTTTTAAATTCATCAGTTTTTGAAAAATCTTCAACACTCATTTCTTTTTTAAATTGCTGAGCTTTAATAACAGCAGTTTGAACTCTTTTAATATTATACTTTAAAGCAATCAAGTCAGCAGCATTTATTTTTATTGTCATATTATCCTCTTTGTTTATTTGTTTTCTAATCTATACATATTATATAATTATATGCAAGTATTATTTTTAATTAAATTACATTAGAATCATTATAAACTATTATGCGTCAATCTGTCATATATATTTCATATATATACTATTATACGAATTGGCTATAAACAAATGAAAGGGAAACAATGATTAAATATGTAGCTCACTCTAAAAAATGGAGAGACAAGATAAATGGAAATACATATTTTTCAGTTCAAATAACTGACTTGAAAAATAATGAGACAATAAAAGTTCCATTTCAATATGGTTATGGAGATCACTTTAAATCCATAACATTAAATCAATTATGTAGAAAAGATAACACTTCAAAGTTTAGTCTTTATCATGATTTTATTAAATGGATAGATCAAGATAATTGCAAAAAAAGAGAAGTTTTAAATTGGGGTCAATCATGATTAAAAACATCTTAAACTTTTTAGATTATGTTTTATTCCTGGGTATGATGTATATAGTATACCTAGGTTTAAAACATGGACCACAAATAGAACAATTAATAATTGAATTGAAAGGGGGTGTAATATGAAAACAGAGTACATAATAAAACATAAAACTAAAACTAGAATTTATTTTATAAAATATTATTTATCTGGTTTTAAAAAATCAACTAAATGGAAAGCGAGGACCAATGATAATACTAGGTAAAACTAAACACGAATGGCAGCAATTAGAGCTACAATATAGACCTGAATGGATCATATTTTTAGTAGGGTTTATTCTTGGAGCTATAATATTTTAACTAAATAGAAAGGGAAAAATAAAATGGAAACAAAAAGAAGTTGGTGGAAACTAACAATAGATGATTATCCAAACTATAAACCAAATGATGTTGATCTTGAACATATTGCAGAATTAATTAAGCAAGGTTATGATCAAGGTGAATTAATACAAGAAACTGAAGATGATGAATAAACAGCTACAAAAACAAAATTTAGAAGAACTTATGAGATTAACACTCATAAATATTTTAAATGCAAAGGGTGTAATATACACCTATTATAAACAACAACAAGAAAGGAAACTAAATGTACATAGACAAATACAAAGTAGAAATAAAGGGTAATAAGTATCATGAGAAAACTGATAAGAAAATAAAAGATCAAGTTTTGGCTACTTATGAAAGTAATGATGGAATGAATATTAAAAAGTTAATGAATATTCTTGAAGAACTTGCTGATACCCATGAGGCACACCAAAATATTAGTTTTAATATTGTAATGAAACAATACGATCACGATTAATCTTTATTATCAGGGGGTAAGTCAGTTATATTATCCCCTGATACATCAATCAAATCAGGTTCACTTTCCCATTTAATATTGAGTGTTGTATCTTGCTTAACCTCTTGTTTAGTTTGTTCAACAAAGAGAGATGACAAGCGAGGTGCTACAAACTTTAACCAATTTTGTTTCTCTCTTAAAAATAATAACTCTTCATTGGTAAGCTCTTTCACATCAGAATTAAAGACAACGCACATCTTCTCAACTAAAGTCTTGATCCCTCGTTCTTGAGCTTTGTTAAATTTATCCTTAAACTTTGGGTTTAGATCCAAGTAATCGTATAAAGTTTTCAATTTGATCCGTAGTTCTTTTGCTACCTCGTAAGCGGTTGTTCCATCTACTAAATGACCTAGCATAGTATTTTGTTCGGTATCGTTGAGACTTAGCTCGTTCTTTTTCTTGGAGGATATACTCTTTGATTTCATTTTCTGTTTTATGTTTAAAGTTCTTTAAGTTTTTTAATATATTAATCTTGTTTTGTATATTGATATTATCATTCTTGTATAACCCTTTATACTTCCTGGTCTTATTATCCCACGACTTACCACCCTTATGATAGGGACATAACATTCTTCTTGAAGTAGGGATAAATTTACCAAGACACTTACACCTTTTTCCAGAGTGCTTTGCAATCGCTTCACATCTAATCTTTATTTTTGCCATGGCTTAATATTATTTCTAATATTATAATCTCGTTTCTCCTTATACCTTACATTGGTTTCTTTCTTAATCTTATTAAGAGCTTGGATAATCTTTTGAGGGTGTACATAATTCGCCTTGCTCTCGGCAGCAAGTTCCTCCTTTCTCGCAATGGCTAACTTCATATAGTATGGATTGTTCTTATCC